AGTTTCTATAACACTGATGAAGTTTTAAAGTTACAATGCTTTGCTGATAACTATGTATTCGATAGGCTTAGATTGTTACATGAACGACATGGATTAATAACTAGAAACCTTACCTTTGAATGTGAAGACTTAGATGCTTTTGATATGTCTCCTCTTGGTAATTATATTGTACATCTTAAAGGTAATAAAAAATATTTACAGACAGGAGCTAACATAAACTATAAAGCTAATAGGTATATAGATTTATGTGCTATGGTAAAACATTATGAACGTAAGAACATTTTAGAAATTGGTACATGGAATGGAGATACAGCTTGTGCTATGATCCATTCAGCTTTTGAAGTAAACGATACAGTTCATTATACAGGTATAGATTTATTTGAAGAAGCTAATGAACAAACAGATAAAGAAGAGTTTAATGTTAAGCATCATTATACTAAACGATCTGTCGAATTAAAACTTATTGACTTAGCTAAAGAATATGAAAAGAAAGGTAAGACCTTTACATATTATTTAATGCAAGGAGATTCAAAAGAAAAATTAAAGATATTAAAAGATGATAGCTTATGTAATCTATATAATATAAAACCTGATTTTGTTTTCATAGATGGTGGACATTCTACTGAAACTATACGTAGTGATTATGAAATGTGTAAGGATATTCCTGTCATTGTTATGGATGATTATTATATAGAAGATGATAACGGGAAATTACCACCACCAGAATTTATGGGCGTTAATGAAATCTATGAAGAAATAGGAGGTACTTTACGTGTTGGGCTACAGCGTAGACTTATAATCAGTACAGGAGACAGAGTAACAGGTGGTGGACTAGTTAACTTAGCTGTTATATTAAATGAACCGGATCTAACTAATCCACCTGATACACGTAAAGTCCCGGTACAAGTACATCCTAGAGATTGTGTACCGCCTGATAACATACAGAATAATGTGCGTGAGAATTTAGAAATGTTTAGTGGGATGATAGAACGTTGTCACTGGCATGACGGTAAGATTGTTCTAGCTTCTGCTGGTCCATCTCTAATAGAAAATATAGAGGAGATACGTAAGTTTCAAAAGGAAGGAGCGAAAGTTGTTTGTGTTAAACATTCTCATAATCTTTTAATTGAGAATGGAATCATACCTTGGGCTTGTGTTATACTTGATCCTCGTCCTTTTGATGGTGTATCTACGCATGGTATTGTACGTAAAGAGTTATTAAATAAACCTCATCCCGATGTTAAATACTTTGTTGCTAGTATGACTAATACAGAAGTAACAAAGCATTTAGTAGACAACGGTGCTACTGTCATAGGATGGCACGCATTTACTAATGCTCTTATGGAGATGGAAGAACTAAAAGATACTCAACTTATTACAGGCGGTACTTGTTCTGCCATGCGTACTATAGGAATAACTCATACACTAGGATTCAGGGAATTTCATATCTTTGGAATGGACTGTTGTTATGATGGTGTACCGGAAGATCTAGAAGAAAGAGATATGTATGATAAAAAGAAATGGTTAAAGATTGGTATCCTAGATGAGAAGACTAATAAAGAAGATATCTTTTATACAACAGGAGAGTTACTAGCTTTAGCACAAGACTTTGAATCTCTTCTTCAACGAGATGATCAAGTAGATATGGACTTAAATGTATATGGAAGAGGTGTAGTTCCTTCTATATTTAAAAGTTCTAATTATAAACCTTGGCCTAAAATAGAAACAGTTATAGGGAACTATGCTAATGAGTGATACTATAGATAATGTAATACCTTTTAATAAAACTTTACATACAAAGCAAGAAGATTCTCCTATCAGTGAAAAAGAAAGAGAAGACTTACATAACTTTGTATTAGAAAATATGGATCAAGTTACAGAAAAAATTAGGAATGACAGTGATATAACAGGAGCTATGGTTATAACGTTTAATGAGAGTGGGAGATGTGATAATCATATCATGGGTTCTGTATCTCTTAGCCGTTTGTATACAACCCTAGCGTTATATCAAAACAATTTATTAGATATGTTTTCAGAGGTAGAATAATGATTTCACTTATAGGTTCTTTATTAGGATTTGCAAGCGGTGTAGTTCCCGAAATAGTTGGGTACTTCCGCAAGCAACAAGACCATGAATTTGAATTACAGTTATATGAAGCCAAGGCTAAGTATGCCAAGGTAATGACAGAGAATAAACTAAAGGAGCTTGATCTAAAAGCAGAGATACAAGAATTAAAATCTCTATATAAACATGATCAATCTTTAGAAACTAAGAATGGTTTTATATCAGCATTAAGAGCTTCAGTTCGACCTGTCATTACCTATTTTTTCTTCTTTACTTTTGTAGGGGTAGAAGTTTCTGTTATCTTTAGTTTAGTTGAGCCTCATATAATAGACAGAATTTGGAATACAAATACCCAAGGACTATTTGCAGCCGTACTTTCATTCTGGTTTGGTAGTAGAGCAATGTCAAAGGTTATGAAGGGTAAGTCTTAATAAGATATAGAAAATAAAAGAATACTAATAACTGTAGACTTACCCATATAAATAACTTCTTCTTACATTTCTCATAAGTCACACGATTTGTTTCCCGTTTCTGGATCATGGAAGCAAGCCGCTCCATCAGGTTCATCCTTTATAGCTGGCTCTGATTTATTTAAAATACCATACCTTTTACCAGCTAATCTAAAGGTTGTTACTCCTTTGAGTTTACCTTTCCAAGCATCAGTGTAAATATTTTTAAACTCTTCAAACGTTGTTTTATCTCCTACGTTAATAGTCTTAGAGATAGCACTATCAATATAAGGTTGAGCAGCTATCTGCATATTAAGATGATCTTCAACACTTAAGTCTTCTGTTGTTTCACATTTCATATTATGAAAATTCCATACATAATCTTTTAGTTTAACTATGGAAGGACCATTTTCTCCCATGACAGTACGATCTACTTCATGAGAAAATACAGGTTCTAATCCACTGGATATATTATCAGCACAGAAACTAATAGTTCCAGTAGGAGCTATAGACATAAGGTGACTGTTCCTTATTCCCTGTACAAGAATCTTTTCTTTTACTGCATCAGGTAATCGTTGAATAAACTGTCCACCTTTTTCAAAATACATCCCTACTTCATATAAAGGAAAGCTACCTTTCTCTGCTGCTAAATCTGAACTAGCTTCATAAGCAGTATAAGCTATTGTTCTTAATACTCTACGAATAAAAGATAAGGATTCTTTTTTACCATACCTCATCTCCATTAAACCAATAGCATTACCTACACCTGTAACACCTAATCCCATGCGTCTTTTCTGTGTAGCTTCTATAGCTTGTTGAGGTAAAGGATAATTAGTTCGATCAATTACATTATCCATAGCTCTGACAATAGGTGGAATATCTTTAGATAGCTGATCATAATCAAAAGTATATTTAAGATTACTACCTACTCTATTAATAGAGGTATACTTAACTAGGTTAAACGATCCTAATAGACAAGCACCATAAGGTGGAAGTGGTTGTTCTCCACAAGGATTAGTTGCTTCGATTGTTTCACAATAAGCAAGAGGATTGTCTTCATTAATACGATCAATAAATAATACACCCGGCTCTGCCCAATCCCAGTTGGCACGCATAATCTCATCCCAAAGAGCATTAGCATCTATCTGTGTATATACTTGATCATTAAACTTTAAATCAAAAGGCTGTTGGTTCATGACACATTTCATAAATTCATTAGTAATACCAACAGAAATATTAAAGTTAGTTAAAGCATGACCGTTACGTTTAGACCTGATAAACTCTTCAATATCAGGATGGTCTACCCGTAACACTCCCATCATAGCTCCTCGTCTGTGACCAGCCGATACAATAGTTCTACAAATAGCATCATAAATGTGCATAAAAGAAACAGGGCCACTAGCGGAACTGCCAAGACTAACAATCCTATCACCACTAGGACGTATATGACTAAAGTCATAACCAATACCGCCACCTCTGCGCATTGTTTCTGCTGCTTGTGTAGCTTTCTCCATGATAGACTGCATACTATCTTCGATAACGCCCGATACAAAGCAGTTATAGGCTGTAACATCTCTAGGACTCCCCATTGCTGATTGTATTCTTCCTGCACCTATAAATCTTTGGTGCAATAATATTTCTTTTACTTGTGACCTATGCTCCTCATCATCAGCTAAAGCTGCTGACACTCTATGCATAGATTCTTCAAAGGATTCATTTGGTAATCTATATTTTTGAGCATGTAGATTATCACATGCTTTTACTTTTGGTCCATACATTAAATTAGTTCTCCGCTTTTAAAATAGTTATCAATCGATTAAGATACCAAGATGCTTTCTCTAAATCTTCTACTCCATTTTTATATTTATAACGCCATATATATTTAATAATATTTCCCTGTAAATAATCTACAAACCCATCCCCTGTTGCTGCTTCAATAGCTTTGATACATTCTAATCCACTATGTGTATAATGAGAGGGAGAATTAACAGGAGAATCCTTTTCCAAAAGGAAAGGAAAAGAAACTTGTTTCATTAGTTACTCCTAATTATCGGTTGAATTTATAAGAACATTAATACGTTTACGGTCAAAGGCTAAGTCACCATCTAGAATTTGTTTGACAATACGGACTAGCCAACTAGGATTAATCCCAGCTAGATAACATACCTCATCTAGATCGTCAATATATTTATTATCGAAGAACCAATTGATTGCTTCTTTTCGTTGGCGTTTAATTAAGTCAGATTCATTAGGTAGTTCTTCTCTACTCGCATCAAGAATACCTTGGTAAATAACAGAGAGGAATAGTAATCTTTCTGGTGAAGATCGTTGATGTTCCTCTACTGTAGGATCAAGGATAACATTACTTATACTAGTGACAGAAGGAAAATATTGGTCAAAGCTTAGACCATGCTTAACCTGTTCATATTTATAATTAATTACTGTTTTATTTTTTTCTTTTTTCTTATCCATTGTTTCGGTATAGAACCTTCTGCCCATAAAAACTGATATCTATCGCACCAATCTCCATAGGTTGTCCTTGATCTTTTATTTAATCTATTAGATGCATTCTGAAATATAAATCTTAGATCAATATGTGGATGTTGTTGTTTAATTAAAAGATGTTTTTTCCTATCCGCTGATTTAAAATATCCTTTATATTCTATAAAGAAACCGTAGTCGATAAGAAAAAAATCAGGGTTATAATGCTTAGAGATAACATAAGGTAATTTAAATTCTTCATATTGAAACTGTACACCTTTACCTGTTAAGTCATTAGCAAATTCTTGTTCAGCATTACTTCTATAACTCATAGTTTAACTTCTTGAATATTTTTATTAGGTTCTTTAACTACCTTAGTAAAGAATCTAGGACCATTTTTATAATCAAACTTCCTTAATCCTTTACCGTCGTTAGCATCCTTCCAACAGTCTACCTTGTAGTCACAGTACATACATCCAATAGCAAGCTTACGGTTACCTGATTCACCATCAGGTTTATCACTATAGCATTTATCAGGTGGAGCATCTTCTTCTACAAAACTTTTAACTTCTTTAACTCTATCTTTAAAGTTAATCATCTCCATAGAATCTAAAGTTAGAACGTGTATATGTCCTGATACTTTATTAGCTACAACCCAAGCAGCTTCATCCTCACCATCTGCATAACCAGATAACTGTGCGATGTAACCAAAAGGATCATCGTTAAATATTTGTCCAGTTACAAACTTATTAAATGAGAAAGGAGAAGCAGACTTATAATCAACGAGAACACCATCGATTCTCCCATCTGTATGACCTTTAATCCCATCTGTTGTAACTTCAGCTTGCCTATCAGTAACTTCATATCCTGCTGTTTTAATTAACAGTACTAATAGCTGTTCAATTAAATCTCCATACATAAACTTAATACGCGTAGACATATGCAGTTCTTCTGCTATCTCTGGTTTATTATAAGTATACCATAGTTGTCTATCAGGTCTACCTATACTAGAGAATCGTAAAGCTTCCTTTGAAGTTAGATTTCTGGGTTTGAATGAGTCCTTTATAACCGAAAGGACATCACGAGCAAATATTTCTAGGTCTTCATCAGAAGGTTGTCTACCGGCATGGAACATCTCTTCTAAGTCAGGCACAAGATTTTTTAATTTGTTCATGGGTATAGTCCTTTCGGTTAAAGGTTTAAAGCTTAGTCAAATTCTAAATCAGTAGAATTTTCTGAAGCTTCATCCATCTTTGATGGAATAGGAGTAGAAGATACGTAACCATCTTCCTCTTCAAACTCGTCCTTGGGTACATACTCAACAAGTTCCAAGAGTTGAACGTCCTTGAGGACACCTCGTACACCTTGGCGATTAGCATACTTCCACTCCTTTGGATAGAAGGATACCTTAACCATTGACCCGTTACCTACAATAGTACCAGAAATATCATTCTTCTTGGCATCTATTAAGCGAGGCTTGGGTAGTTCCTGCCCATTAGAAAGGAACTGATCTTTTTGAAACGTGACAAAATCTCCACGATCATCATCTTTATTCTTGACCGGAATACCAAGCTCTTCTATCTGAGCTTTACCTTCCTTATCAAGTTCAACATCGATAGACCAACGTGGTTTAGAAGGATCGAAAGCATTTACCGGACGATCCAATTTTGCCCAATGGGCTTTTCCTTTTAGTACTGCCATAACTTATTAACTCCTAGTATTAAAATTAAGTTTTATGATAAAGTTTAGTTTCTTTAGTGAGTGTCAGCCCATGTATAGCCGACTTTGTAATCGCTGTCAAGGGGACAATTCAAATTAAATATATTTTCTACAGATTTCATAGCTTGCTTAGTTATCTGTCCTAGCTGTTCAGCTTGATCCGTTTGAACTTCAAATTGAATTTCATCGTGGATGTTAGCGACAGGTACTGCATCTATGTTTTGTTTCCGTATGCCTTTCATAATCTGAACTAACCATTCTTTACAAACGATTGCTCCACCACCTTGAATAAGAACATTCAAAGAGGCATGTAAACTACGTACTCTTAGGTATCTACCATCCAAGCCTCGTAGCTTCCCCGTCCTTGTAGCACAGTCATTCACTGTTGTCAACAACGACTGCAAGGACGGGACGTTCCTTAAAAATTTTTCACGTATCAGTTTTCCTTTCCCTGTTGTTTGTCCTATTATAGTTCCTATCTTAGCTGGACCAGCCCCATAAATCAAAGCATAAATAAACTTCTTACTTTGTTCACGGTTATCTAAACCAGCCATCTGTTGATTAGATGTATGAATATCTCCATGTAGAATCTCATCTATATATTTTTCATCTTTCATATAATGAGCTAGTATTCTTAATTCTAATTGAGAAGCATCACAACCTAATAAACTATATTGATTAATATCAGGCACAGTCCAACAGGTACGGCACTCCAATCCATGAGGAGAATATACAGCAGGAGTCTGTGCAACGTTAGGATTATTATGACTACAACGAGTAGAGATAGTTCCTAAAGTCATAACTCTTCCATGTATCCTAGATGTATTAGGATTACAGAACTTAATCCAAGATTTAATTTGGGATATTCTTTTCTGTAATAATAAATAACGTTTAATGCTTTGTGCCTCTGGTATCTCTACCGATTCCAAAACTATTTCGTTAACTATTATATTACCTTTCTTAGTTCTCTCTTTAGGTTCCCATCCTTTTTCTATTAAACGTTCTGCTATTTGTTTCCTAGAGCCGGGATTAAAAGGTTCGTATTTTGTTTTAGTCTTTAATTCAATTACCGTAGGTGGAAAAATTTCTTGCAATTCATTCTCAATATTAATTAGCTCATCAGTAAGAACAGCTAGAAATTCTGTAGCATACGGTAAGTTAAAATAAAACCCTTGCTTCTCTTGATTATCTATAAGATATCTGAATGAATGTTCTCTTTGTATACTACCATCAGAAAATTTAGACATGGCTTGGGATAAATATTCAAATACTTTATAGGTTAGTTCAACATCATTGATACAGTATTCAATCATCTCATCTGAGAGATAAGAAAAATTTGGAGACTCCATCTTAGGGAACTTTAATCTTGTTCCCCAAGATGCGAGTGAGTGTCCACCTTCGATGATCGGGTTGAATAGTTGTGATAGAAGTAACGTATCAATAGTATTAGAAACGCTATGCTTATAATTGAGAAGCTTACTAAAGACTCTAAGATCATAAGACAATACATTATGACCTACCAGTACTAAGTCTTTATTAATATAACTTAGCAATTCATTATAGCATTCATCACCTTTAAATACACGTACTTTTCCAGATGGATATTCCTTACATACTACACAGAAAATGGTAGAAACGGTATCAAGAAACCCATCAGTTTCAATGTCAATAATAACAACTTGTTTATCCTTAATCAAATTCTCTATCATCATGAAGACTTCCTAACTCGTCATCATTTGCGTTATCAGGAAGACTATCATCTAACGGTACTTCTGTCAACCTTCCTGTTTCTTTTGTCCAATAGAACATTGTAGCTGGCCCTGTCTCACCGGAGAATCTATTCTTTAATATCCTAACCAAGGTTCTGTTACGTTCTGCTTCACTAAGAGCTTGGTTATTTCTTTCCAAAGCTATGATCATATCAGGTAGTTGAGCAAGACTATGCGAACCTCTTAGTTCTTTTAAAGATACACTTGCTCCTTCCTCATGTCCAGTACCGCTAGGTCTACTAAGATGACAGACTACCATGAGATGAATGTTTAATTCTTGTACAAGAGTACGTAACTTTAACATAGCTGCATCGATAGCTTTACGTTCATCCGCTAAGTCATATATAATAATAGAGATATGATCTAAGATTATATATTTACAATCCAATCCCTTTGCCATGTACCTGATACGATTGAGTAAGTTATCTAAGTTAGTAGATCCAAAGTGATTCCAGAAGATAGCATTCTTTAATTGATGCATATCTTCATAGGCTTGTTTACGTTCATCTTCTGTCCAAGGATTAGTATCGGAAGCAGGGATATGAAACTTCTTATCAGCTTCAATGGATAAGATAGCGTTACTTGTAGTACGTACTGATTCCTCAAGGAATAAACAACCTACCTTTTGATCAGCCGTTGTCATTAGATAATGAGATAACTCCCTCATAACACTGGACTTTCCTATACCACTACCAGCAGTCACAAGTACTAACTCTCCCATCCTCATGCCATAAGTCATACTGTTAAGACTATCCCAAGGATAGGGATAACTTTCTATATGCTCTTCAGTAAATAGAATGTTGTATATATCTGTACCACAAAGGATACCTTCTGGTGTATAAGTCTTAGCATTCCAGAAAGCTTGGACAAATTTTTGTGTCTGCCCTTGTAAAAGATAATCATTAGCATCTTTCTTAGATAGGTACATGATCTTACATTTACCCGGCTCTAAGAGATTAGCTATTTCTTTCGTAGCTTTACGACCCGGATCATCGTTATCAAAACAAAGAACTATATTTTCATAGGTGTTTAAGTAATCTAAGTTATGTTTGATTTCACCAGCAGCAGAAGCAGCACCATTTCTTACAGATACACAAGGCCATTTACTTCCCATCATCTGATAAGCAGAGAGACAATCTATTTCTCCCTCTGTTATAGTGATATACTTACCACCTTCTGAAAACAAATGTTGACCAAACAAAGCAGTCTTCTTACCTCGTTCCCCTTCAGAATAAAATTCTTTTGTATCTACTATCCTTATTTTATTTACGACATGATCGTTATTATCTTTATCATAATAAGGATAGACATGGCACTCCTTACCTTTGATACTTCCTAACTTAACGTTGTACTTTCTGCAAGTATCTACATCTATCTTTCGATCTATGATAGGACCGTACCTTAATTTATCTGACTCAAATTTTTGTTGTATAGCTACCATCGGTTTAAAGTTTCCTTCATTTATATAAGTTACATTCGTATTAACTTCACCATCGTCTATTTTTCTATAAGCTTCACAAGAAAAACAATATGTATTCTCTTCGTATATTGTTAACGCATCACTACTTCCACAATCAGGACAAGGCTGATGTGTTTTTATAACGTTCCCCATTTCAAAGCTTCCTCTAAAGTTGTGTACATATCAGACTGTTCACAGAAGTAACCAACTTTACCTATACGTTTATGTATACGAGGAGTAAGTTCATCCTTCTTATTAGAATTTAGTTTGATAAACTTATCACGAGTAATAAATAAATCTTTATTATAATCAGGGAAACGTCCTACTACTAATACATAAACATCAGCTAGTAAATCTCTATGTTTACCATGCCAATCTATATTAGGCATGAACAAGCAACCTCTATCGTAAGTTGTTTGTTTAATTTCTAATACTAGATCATCTATCTTTACATCTATATCTTTCTTATATGATCTAGGTTTAACAGAATCCATTGTTATATCTAACGAGTAAGGAAGATTGTATTTATTTTTAAACCAAAACTCAGCAGCAAGACCTTGTAAGTTTATCTCCCTACCTGAACGTTTTACATCTTGCTTTCTTTGTACTGAACCTACCTTCCTACTGTAATCATACACTGCATGGCAGTATATCTCTACCTTTTTTATTTCATCACTTGAGAGTGGCATTCTGAATACTCCTTATCTATACGAATTATATCTTCTTCAACGCAACGTTCTCCATATTGTATCTCAATAATAACTAAACGTTTAGATGTATTGTTGCAGAGTTGGTGCCAAGTTTTGGTAGGTATACACAAGCTCTGACCCGGCGTCAAGGTAATTTTTTTTGTAGTGTTTACAGTGTCTCTAAAAATAGAAACATCTGCTATCCCCTCTGCACAAAACCAGTACTCGCTTCTTAGGTTATGCTTCTGTAAGGAAAGTTTTTTACCAGCCTCGACAACCAATCGTTTTAATTTAGTATCCCAATTTTCTGCTTCTTCATGATAGTAAACGTCAAAGAATCCCCATTGTCTTTCTTCTGTACAATCAGGATTTTCTGAATTGGAAATATTATTATTAATAAAAGCTTGGTCTTTCTCAAATAATATATTTAATAATTCTTTCTTAGATTTATATTGGTCTTGTAGTTGTTCTTGTAACTCATATACATTTCTTCGTAGGTGTTCAATAGTACTAGCCTGTTGAATATACTCTTCATAGTAATCATCTGTAGGATTTTTCATTACTTATCCTTTACTTAATATTAAGTGCATAGATTCTCTTCGTTACTTTGATTACTTTATTTTTATTTATTAATCTATTTAAAGCATTACGTATATCTTTGTCTTCAAGTTCTTTAATATACTTACGTATCTTTCCAAAGGTATTATATCCTCTTGGAATTATATCTAAGATAGAAGACTCAATATCTAATTTCTTTTTCTTACGTTGCTTCTTTAGTAACTTCTCTTGTTTAATTTCTTTCTTTCTTTCCTCTCTGTTCTCACGTTGTTCTTTATATAGATTAAGATCAGGCATCCACCATTTATTTATCTCTTCTATATATTCAGAAGCACGTTTAGTACGGGCTGGTTTACGTTTTAGAAACTTAGGTATTTCTAGTAGCTCGTCCATATCTTTTGTCATCGGAATGATAGTCCTCTAATAATACACATTAAATAAATCAATCTTGCGTTGGCATCTGCCCCATAATTTAAGAACATAAATGGAACAAACGTTGGTATGATTACCAAGTCTCCCATACTCCCTAACTCTTTAGTACCTAGTTTAGTTTTAATAATTAAGCCACCACCACCTACATTTTCTGAGTCATCATTTAATTTAACAAAGCAAACTAACTTACGTTGTTTCTGTTGATGACCTATATTATTTACTGGTTCCTCTAAGAGAGTGGTTGGTTGGTTATATTTAATAGGCGGCATGTAAGAAATTTTTATGGATTCAATTCGATCCAAATTAAAATACCAATCACATTCCTTATTAACTTTCCTTGCTACGGTCTTGATATCCCTACCCAGATCTGACTTGGCTGGGATAGAAAACTTATTGTTAATAGTATTATCAACTATAAGTTTATTCCTTTCCCTTTCATTCATGAAGTCAGGGGTAATTGAGTATAGTTCTTTAAACATATTAATAAATCTCTGCTATATGTTTACTAAGCTGTTCTAATTTATCCTCTGTTATGAATTGATTGTTACCAATATAGAAAGCATTGTTATGAACAAACTCTGCATTCTTAAAAGATTGAGGACGAGGATGATTAATAAAAGGTTGTCTAGTAATATTACCTACAAGGAAAGGTCTAGTCTCAACACCTTTATTAGATAGATGATCCTCTAATTGTCTTTTTCTTTCAGCATCTTTACAAACAAAAGCCAAAGCAAAAGAAGAGTTACCTTCTTCTTTAACTTTAAAAAATTCATCACCGTACTGTGATAGTATCTCGTTAAAGTATTTAAGATTTCTCTTCCTTAATTTAATCCAATCATCAAGATGCTTTAACTGTTCTATACCTACTACAGCATTAATCTCTACATTCCTAAGATTATATCCTACCGTAGGGAATAAGAATCTCTCATCAAGATGAGGATACTCTTGTTTTATTTTATTAAAAGAATTAGGAGTAGCTTCTCTAGCTAACCCATGTGATCTTTTCATACGCATAAGATCATATAATGTTTCGCTATTAGTACATACCATGCCACCTTCTATAGCTGTCAGGTGATGACCAAAATAAAAACTAAAGGTAGACCCTTGACTAAAGGTTCCTACCTTCTGTCCTTTAAACGTAGCTCCATGAGATTCACAACAATCTTCAAGGATCATAGCATCAGGAAAAATATTACGGATACTATTAATGTTAGAAGGTGAACCTAAGAGATGGGTAATCCAAACTATATCAATAGGATTATCTTGAGGGAAACTTTTACCGGGTAATGGTGTTTGTTTTATTCGCTTCATGTGTACTTCATCGAAGCTATAGGTTTCTAAATCGATATCACAATATTCAATATCATAACCTACCTGTATAAGAGGAGCTATGGTTGTACCCCATGTACAAGCAGGAACAAGAACACGAGGTGCTTTACCTGTCTTCCAAGTCCTATCCTTATTCCTAAAGTAAGCATCAGCTATAGCATCTAACAACAAGAGGTTGGCACTACCACCTGAGTTAACAAATAAAGAATAGTTAGTTCCTTGCCAATCTGCCCATTGTTCTTCAAAGTTTCTTACCTTTTCCCCGTTAGTAAATTTATTTGTTTCTTTTATAAATTCTATCATTGCATTCTTTTGGTCAGCATCAATAGAGTTTTCCATTAAAGGCCAATCTAATTGTTTCATCATTTCGAAAACCTCGACTTAATATGATCAATATGCGCTTCATTTGGTATAGCATATCCACATTCTAAACAAGAGACATGGGTCCACTCTAAATGATGCACTTCAAATTTAGTTTCACACTTATCACAAGTTACTTTT